CGCCCGGCTGGTCCTGCCGAGCCACGACGGTTTCGGCCGGACGACGCCGGTCGAAGCCCCCGATCCCTTCGTCTACGACGACAGCGGCGAGGAGGCGAACCGGCTGCACGCGGCGGTGCTCAACTATTTGCTGACGCCGGACGGGCAGGAGTGGCACGGCCTCGCACCGGCCGAGGAGGCGCTCGAGGACGACCCCGCCATCCTCACCTGGTGCGAGAGTGCGGTCAGGACGCTCTTCAGGCTGCGCTCGCGTTCGGCCTTCGCCTCGCAGATCCACGAGTGCTGGCTCTCGGTCGGCGCCTTCGGCCCCGGGGCCATGCTGATCGAGGACCGGGCCGGCTTCGGGCCGCGCTACGAGGCGGTGCCGATGGCCGAGCTCTGGTTCAGCGAAGGGGCGGACGGCACCAAGGACAAGGTGCACCGGCGCTACGAGCTGGCGGCCAGGGTGGCGCTCGGCGTGTTCGGCGAGGCCCTGCCCGAGAAGCTGCAGAAGCTGGCGGCACAGCACCCCGACCGGAAGATCGCCTTTCTGCACGTGGTCGAGCCGAACGACGAACGCGAGCCCGGGCGGCTCGACTTCCGCGGCATGCCGTTCAGGAGCATCCACCTCGCCATCGAGGGTGCTGCGGTGGTGCGGCGGGCCGGCTACCGCACCATGCCCTATGCGGTCGGCCGCTACCTGGTCGCCCCGGGCGAGACCTACGGCCGCTCGCCGGCCTGGTCCTGCCTGCCGACGCTGTCGATGCTCAACACCATGGCCAGGAACCGCATCGTGCAGGACAACCGGCTGGCCAAGCCGCCGTTCCTGGCGGCGGACGACGACATGGGCGAGCCGCTGCTCCTCATGCCGGATGCGATCAATTACGGCTGGCTCGACCGCGACGGCCGGCCCAAGGCCGTGCCGATGCAGTTCCCGCCGGACGGCGGGCGCTTCGAGGCGGCCTACGAGCAGGCCAAGGCGAGGATCGACCGGGCCTTCATGGTCTCGCTCTTCCTCATGCTGCAGTCCAACCCGCCGATGACGGCGACCGAGGTGACGGAGCGCTCGCGCGAGAAGGGCATCGTGCTGGCCGCCATCATGGGCCGGCTGCAGGGCGAGCTGCTGCGGCCGATGATCGACCGCGAGCTCGACATCGCCTTCGCCATGGGCGCCCTGCCGCCGCCGCCGGCCGCACTGGTCGAGAGCGGCGGTCTCAAGGTCACCTACACCTCGCCCTTGGCCAAGCTGGTCGCGGCCGACGAGGGCCGATCGATCATGGAGACGGCGCAGGCCGTGGGGGCGCTGGCCCAGCTCGACCCGTCGGTGCTCGACCGCTTCACCTGGGGCGATAGTGCGGTGCACCTGGCGCGGGGCCTGGGCCTGCCGGCCGAGCTGATCCGCAGCGACCAGGAGGTGGCCCGGATCGCGCAGCAGCGGCAGCAGCAGGCCGATGCCGCCGCCACCCTCGAGGCCGCGCCCGTGGCGGCGGAGACGGCGAAGACGCTGGCCGACGTCGCAGGGCGGCAGCCGTGACGCCGGAATGGCATCAGAATGACGTCATCAAGCCGGCGAAGAGCCGGGCGCGCCTGGAGCTCGAGCGGGCCTGGGCGGCGCGCTTCCGGGTCGAGGGCGGCGGGCAGCTGCACCCCGAGGGCCTGGCGCTGATCCGCGACCTCTCCCGCTTCTGCTACGGCACGGTGACGACCGCCCGCATGGATGCCGGGGCCCGGGCCGACGGGCTGGCCATGGCGGTGGCCGAGGGCCGGCGCCAGGCGCTGCTGTTCGTCCTCGGCCGGCTCGGCCTCGCCCCGCTCGAAGTACTCCTCCCCGCCAGCGAAGGTGACACGCATGACGACCGCGACCGCAACCCTCGGCGCCGAAGCCGCAACCGATCAGCCAGCCGGCGCAACGCCGGCTGACGCCGGCGCAACCGCCGGCCGGACAGATGTAAACCCGACCGACACCGGTGCCGCGGAGCCCCGGGCGCAGCGGGTCGACTGGCTGGGCGATGCGGCCGAGGACCTGCACGCCTTCGCCCGGGCCAACGGCTACAAGGGCCCGGCGGACGCGATCTCGAACGTGCGCGAGCTGCAGAAGTATCTCGGCGCCGACAAGGCCGGCCGCGGCGTGGTGATCCCCAAGGACGCCGACGATGCCGAGGGCTGGCAGCAGCTCTACGCCAGGCTCGGCCGGCCGGAGAGCCCGGAGGGCTACGGCCTGGAGAAGCTGGAAGGTGCGGACCCGGCCTTCGCCGCCGAAGCGGCCAAGACCTTCCACGAGCTCGGCCTCAACGACCGCCAGGCGGCGGCGCTCACCCAGTGGTGGGGCAAGGCCGTCACCGGCCGGGCCGAGGCCGACGAGGGGGCCTATCTGGCCAAGGCCGAAGCGGAGATGGCGGCGCTCAAGAGCGAGTGGGGCCAGCAGGCCTCGGCCAACGAGGAGCTGGCCAGGCGTGGTGCCCGGGCCTTCGGCTTCTCGCCCGAGGAGCTCGACAAGATCGAGCGCTCGGTCGGCACCAAGGCCCTGATGGCGCGCTTCCTCGAGGTGGGGCGGAAGCTCGGCGAGGACACGCTGCCGGCCGGCCGGCAGGGTGCGGCACCGCTGACCAAGGCCGCGGCCGAGGAGCAGATCGCGCAGAAGATGCAGGACAAGGACTTCATGGCCAAGGTCAAGGCCGGCGACGGGGCGGCCAAGCGCGAGATGGATCGCCTGTTCCAGGCTGCCTACCCGTCCTGACGCTCTAACACCGCCGGCCGGCCGGCCGGCTATCCTGGCTCTCGTGGTGGGCAGCGGCGGGTGCCGGTGCGGGGTCTTTCTGGTTCACCCCCGCGCCGGCGCTCCCGTCCATCGGACGCCGGGAGAGACCGGCGGCAGGGCCGGGCCGGAACCGGCAAGCCGGGGTCCGACGGTTGGTGCGGGCAGCCCTCTGGCGATCAGGATCAATCGCGCGCGGCGCCTGACCCCTGGTTGACGGGGGCGGGGTGCCGGCCAGCCTTCGAGGGCACTCCCCATGGACTTCAATATCGAGCAGTGGCGCATCGTCCAGTTCCGCCAGATGCTCGCCCACAACCTCCAGGAGCAGGGCGGCAAGCTGCGCCCGTTCGTCAGCTCCAACACCGGCTACACCGGCAAGTCGGTCTCGCCCGTCAACTACCTGGGTGCGACCAAGGCGCGGAAGGTCACCGAGCGGTTCCGCGAGAACCCGATGATGACCATGACGCACACCCGGCGCTGGGTGAACCCGGTCACCTACGACTGGGGCACGCCGGTCGACGAGATCGACAAGCTCTCGACGGGCATCAGCCCGGAGGGCGAATACATGCGTGCCGGCCTCGAGGCGCTCCGGCGCGCCGAGGACGAGGAGGTCCTGGCGGCGTTCTTCGGCACCGCCAAGACCGGCGAGAGCGGCGAGACCACCGAGACCTGGTCCGACACCGGCCTCCTGGTCAACAAGGACGTCGGCGGTGCCAACTCCGGCCTCAACCACGAGAAGCTGAAGAAGCTCCGGAGCATCTTCACCAAGCTGCACGTCGACCTCGATGCCGAGAGCCCGGTGATCCTCATCACCGAGGAGGAGGAGCTCTCGCTCTTCGGCGAGAACGCCACCACCTCGCTCGACTTCGTCGAGGGCCGGCCGGTCTCGACCGGCAGGCTGCCGCCGCTCTACGGCTTCCGCTTCGTGCGCTTCAGCTCGGCCACGATCGACGCCGTCCCCGGCTTCAAGTCGGGCTCGGTGCGCTCGCTGCCGGTCTGGGTGCCGTCGGGCATGCATCTCGGTGTCTGGCGCGACGTCGGCGGCAATGTCTGGCCGCTCTCCGAGCGCATGCAGATCCCCTATGTCGGGGCCTGGATGCAGTGCGGTGCGACGCGCCTCGAGAAGGGCCGCGTCCTCAAGGTGCAGGTGCAGAACTGATGATCGGACGGGCCGGGTAAGACCCGGCCCGCTCGTCGTCATGCCATCTTCTTCGGAGATACTTCCATGGCAGTGACCAACCAGGCCTCGGCGCAGGCCTCCATCCAGGCGGGCGATGCCGCCGGGCGGCTGCAGCCGGCCGACATCGGCAACGTCAAGCTCGCCTACTTCAAGCACACCCAGACGGGCGCCGGCAATGCCGGCTCGACCGTCGACCTGATCCGGCTTCCGGCCGGCCGGGTGCGGGTGGTCGGCCACCTCTCGCGGGTCGCGTTCTCGGCCTTCGGCGCCAGCCGGACCCTCGATGTCGGCCACAAGGCGGCGGCGCAGCCGGACGGCACGGCGATCGCCGCCGATGCCGACGTCTTCGCCGCGGCGATCAACGTCGCCTCGGCCGGCGGTGCGGCGCTGGGCTCGTTCCTCCTGGCCGAGACGGCCGGCGGGATCGACGTCGTGGCGGCAGTGGCCGGCGGCACCATCCCCGACGGTGCGACGCTCGAGGGCGTCATCGCCTACATGATCGGCTGAGCCGATGACGGCCGCCGGCGCTTCGCTCCCGATCGTCAACGCGGCACTCGTCTTTCTGGGCGAGCAGCCGCTGATCTCCGAGACGGACGACGTGCCGGCGGCCGACATCGTGCGGGCGCAATGGTCCTTCGTGCGGCGGGCCGAGCTGAGCAGCCACCCCTGGCTCTTCGCCACCCGCCGGGCGTCCCTGGGTGCTTCGGCCGAGCCGCCGGCGTTCGGCTGGGCCCGCGCCTTCCCGCTGCCGGCCGACCACCTCCGCCTCTTGGAGCTGCCCGGCCTCGGCTGGTCCTGGCTGCGGCCGGTCGGCGGCGGCGAGCCCGTGGGGCTGCCGGGGGCCGTGCCCTTCGAGATCGAGGGCGGCGAGATCCTGGTCAATGCCGAGGCACCGCTCG